AAATTAATCATGTTCCTTGTCTATGTAAATGAACTCGGACCCAATTATAAAGGGCAAAATGTGTACGAATTTATCTTCTCAGATACTTTATCTGAAATTTGTGGAGATGATTGGGATAAAACACCAGCACAAGGAAGCCCTAATCCCCCACATTTAGGAACAATTACGAAGGTAGGCACATTGTATGGTAGTAATATACAATTTGAACTAATCCAAAATTCTGATTATTTTGGTATGTGTGACGCGGTAGATAATGTCATTGCATTATGTTGGGAGATATATGACGATGAAAATACCACAGACTCAAGACTAGTTTTCTCTTTTGGTGAGAATTTGAAGTTGGTTGAAGATAAACTATATACAAAAGATTTAATTTTAAATTATGTCAAAAATCTCGAATACAAAACAAAATAGAATAAAAATTAAAAGATTACTCAATAAAGGGTTATCTATAGAATTATTAAGTAAACTTAATGAGGGTGGCATGAATATGTTACACACTATGGTAATTAAAGAAGAAGAACCTAAAACTGCAGAAGAGTTATCGAAAGACCATCTAGCACTATCAACAGCTTATAGTGAGATATCAAAAAAAGAAGAAGAAATGGGTGATTTAGAAGAAAATTTTCCAGATGCATCAGTAGATGGAAAGAAATTAAAAAAAGATGTTAACGGAAAAAAAGATGTAATAGATGAGAATGATTTAGAAGAAGGTTATGATGAAGATACTATACATCCAGGAGAAGGTGAAGTAACACAAGACCCACATCAAGTTGGTCCAGATACGGACGATGGGTTCGGTAACCCAAAAGAAGATGATGACGGTATGGGTATGTTTGAAGGTGTAACAAAACAACACCTAATAGAAAAATTTGCTTCAAAAGCTCAAGCAAGATATTTTTATGCAAAATCTAATGAACCAGGAAAAGAAGGAAAGAAATGGAAAAAATATACTAAAGAATTTTCTGATGATACAGAAGATTTTGATACTTTACCTGAGAAAGTTGAACAAGATGAAAGTATAGAGAATACTAACCCTAAATTAGTAGAAAATTGGATAAAAGAAATAGTAGAAAAAAATGCTAGACCTGCGATGACAAAAGCAGAATTAATAAGAACAATTAATGAGACAGAAGAGGTTGTTAGTATAGAAGATGTACAAACTGATGAAGAAACCGGTCTACCTGACTGGTTAGATTTTGAATCTATATTGTCGGGTGGTATGGGCGCTCCTGGTGAAACAGGATTACCTACCATAGCCCCAACAAAACCAGGAATAAAAACTCCACCTAGAAGAAGAGGTACTCCATATAAACCACATCCTGGAGTTAAACCAAAACCTAAAGCCCTTCCAGAGTATACAAAAGCACAATTATTAGAAGCACCACCAATTGATTATGGTGATAGGCCAGAAAGAATGGCACCAGACATTGAACAAAAAATAGGTTCACAAGATTTTCCTTTAGGTGATAACCCAGCATTTCCTGATGTTGACGCTGATGGTATCCCAGATAATTTTGAAGAGTTAGTAGCATCTGAAAGATTTAAGGATGTTGTAGATAACGTTAAAAAATATACAGGCTTAGAGCAAGTAACACAAAATGAGTTCATGCAACTCCAAATGATGTTAAGGGACTCAACTATGAAAATATTACAGATAGAATCACAAAATAAAACAGAGTTAGAAACTTTAGCTGTAGACTTGGTAAGAGAATATATGGCACTACCTGAAGACGCTGTACAATTTGACGCTAAGATTGTGGGTATGGGAGAAGTAGACATGTCAGGATTTCAAAAAGGAGAAGAGGAGGAGGAAGAACCGTCACAACAAGAAATGAAGAGTGAAGAAGAATTATTTGGCACATTTGAAATGTTTGACGCTGAGAAAGAAAAGAGAAGGTTTATAAATTCTTTAATACAAGGTTCAGCTAAGAAAGGGCATTATTTGTATCATATGATTCCAGAAAAAATAAATTCCATAAATCCAGAGTTATTAGATTTATATGGTGTTATGATGTCAGTTAATGATTTAGTATATTGGATTCTGCCAGATGAAACAGCTCAAATGATGGGGCAAGGAGGAGAAGCGGCAGCTGGAAAAGAAGAGATAGATATAGAGACAGACCCACCGACAATTAAAGCTGAAGGAATAACATTCCCAGTTTTAGTACATGAATTAATAAAAGGTGTAATGGAATTATTAGCTTCACAAGGACTTCCTAGTGACCCTAGAAAAGCTGAAATGGTTATGAAGGAAACTGATACCTTACCAGCAGAAATATGGGATTTAAGGTTAGGTCCAGTAATTTGGTCAAAATTTAGAGCAGCTTACCCAGCAGACCTTATGGATGAAGATAAAGCTGAGATACAAAATTATCTTTTCAGTGAATTCACAAGAATGGAACCAGAAGAATTCTTTGATTTAGCAAAGGAGATTCTATCGGGCACTGAAGAGGGTAAAATGGAACTTCAAAGGATTGTAAAATCTATTATTGCAGATTTACAAGAAGATGATTATGATGAAAGTTTGAGTTCAGAAGAACCACAACCAACACCACAACCCAAACCAAGACGAAGTACGTCACCTGATTTAGATATGGATACTATTCTTGATAAGATATTTAATCAAGGTATGGGCTCATTATCACCAGATGAATTGAATTTCTTACAAAGCCAATAGAATCGCACTCTTAGAATGACTCTGTCGATATTTATTATATATGGACATGAATAAACAAGAATATATATTAGAATACGCCAAGTGTTATAAAGACACTGAATATGCATTGCGCACATATTTAGAAACTTATGATAACACAAAGAGTAAGTACGTCCCATTCAAACTTTTCCCAGAACAAATAGACATGGTTAATGACTATGAAAATAACAATGATAATATAGTTTTAAAATATCGTCAGGCGGGAGTATCTACAGTTACATCAGCATGGATATCTAAAATACTACAATTTTCGTCTAAAGAAAAACCAGAAAAAATACTTATATTAGCTAATAAATTAGATACAGCAGTAGAAATGGCAAGTAAAATTAGAAATTTTTTACGACAGTGGCCAGAGTGGATAGATGTAGGATTTTCTAAAGATAAAGACACCCAAAAACATTATAAATTAAATAACGACTCAGAAGTAAAAGCTGTCGCTACATCTGTGGATGCTTTGAGAGGGTATACCCCTACAATGTTAATATTTGATGAGGCTGCATATATAGAAACTGGTGACGACTTATGGGCGGCGTGTATGGCATCCTTAGCTACCGGTGGTAAAGTTATCGTAATATCTACACCTAATGGTTTTGATAGAATATATTATGAAATATTTGACCAATCATTACGAGGATTAAATCAATTTAAAATTAGTAGATTAACGTGGTATAATGACCCAAGATTTAATAAAGATTTACGATGGATTAAGACTAAAGATATTACACATTTTTTATTAAATAGAGATGAATACGATGAATCTGAAATTTTATATAATCAATTAGAAAGAGCTGATGAATTAGAAGAATTAGGATACAAACCATTTAGTGATTGGTTTGAAGAAATGTGCAAAAAACTAAAATTTGATAGAAGAAAAATATCACAAGAATTAGAGTGTGCCTTTTTGGGGTCCGGAGATAATGTTATATCACCAGATACGATAGAAAATTTAATGAAAAATGTTTGTGACCCACTAGAAGTATGGGTGGGCAATAGCTTATGGGTTTGGAAGCAACCGAAAGAAGGTCATCGTTATATTATGGGTATAGATGTTTCTAGAGGAGATAGTGATGATTTTACATCTTTTATTATTACAGATTTTGATGCAAGAGAACAGGTGGTAGAATATTTAGGTAAAATTCCACCAGATATTGCAGCTGAACTTGCAAATAAATGGGCTTTAAAATATAATTGTTTTATTGTTGTGGACATTACTGGTGGTATGGGTGTATCGACTTCAAGGAAGTTGATAGAACTGGGGTACAAGAACTTATATTATGATAATGTAAAATCTAATGATATATGGAAATTTAATCCAAATCAAGCAGATAAATGTCCCGGAATTAACTTCAATAGTAAAAGAGCACAGATAGTACAAGCTTTAGAAGAACAATTGAGAACGGGTTTTATTATTAGGTCACATAGATTGATTAATGAGTTTAAGACATTTGTTTATATAAATGGGCGTCCCGACCATATGAAAGGACATCATGACGACTTAATTATGGCAATTTCAATGGCATTATATGTATCTCAAAATTCTTTTGCAGAGTTAGAGAGAAATACAAATCAAGCAAAAGCAATGTTAGATAGTTGGGTTACACATGAAACAGCTAGAGAGGAAACAGGGGCAAGACCACAACCAGCGTTCAGGCCACATACAGTTTCAGGTAGGCCAGTTAATATGGACCCAAATAATCCGAAAGAATATTTATGGTTGTTCGGGGGACTAAAATAATAATTATATGGGTGTAAGAAAAGTAGGTGGTAATAAATGTGGAAAAGGATTAACTAGAAATCGTTTTGGGCGTTGTATTAAAAAGAACTTAAGACAAGCACTAGACCAAACGGTTTATGAATGGATATGGTTCCCACCTGACTTGGATAAAAGAAACGTACAATCAGCTGTCCCATTTGAACCTATTCCAGAAGTTGATTGTGATGTAACATATGTATTAGAAGATTATGTTATATGTGATTATGTTGTCTAGATAATTGACAACCGATATTTTTATCGTAAATTTAAGATTATGGCAGAAAAAAAGAATTTAACAGTATTTCAGAGATTAGCGTCCTTATTTGGTCCACAAGGCCCAAGAGCACCAAAACCATCCTATGATTTTGATAAGGAAGTTCTTTTAAGAACAGACAATAAATCTCAGTTCGAAAAAGAAAAACTCCAGGCTCAACAGACAGCTTATTTAACTAATCAATGGAGTAAGGTAGAAAATCAACTTTACCAACAAGCAGTATATTATGAACCTACAAGATTAGCTTCTTATTATGACTATGAATCTATGGAGTTTACTCCAGAAATTTCAGCAGCTTTAGATATTATGGCAGACGAAGCAACTACAATGTCAGAACAAGGATTTATGTTGAATATATATTCTGAATCAAAAAGGATAAAAAGTATATTAGCAGATTTATTTAATAATGTAATAGACATCGAAACCAATCTACCAATGTGGGTGAGAAATACCTGTAAATATGGTGATAATTTCGTATACCTTAAAGTAGACCCTAAGAAAGGACTTCTAGGGGTCAACCAATTACCTAATATAGAAATTGAAAGACTTGAAAATAAACCAGACGCATATGGTACTGGGGCATTTGATGGTGACACTGAAGAAAGAAAGATAGAGTTTGGCTGGAAAGATAAGGACATGATTTTTAAAAATTGGGAAGTCGCTCATTTTAGATTATTAGGGGATGATAGGAGATTACCATATGGTACATCAGTACTAGATAAATCTAGAAGAATATGGAAACAATTATTATTAGCAGAAGATGCTATGTTAATTTATAGAACCTCTAGAGCCCCAGAGAGAAGAGTATTTAAAGTGTATGTTGGAAACATGGATGATAAAGATGTGGAGGCTTATGTACAAAGAATCGCTAATAAGTTTAAAAGAGACCAGGTTGTAGACCCAATAAATGGTAATGTAGACTTAAGATATAATCAGTTAGCTGTAGACCAAGATTATTTTATACCTGTTCGTGACCCAGCAGCACCGATGCCTATAGAAACTTTACCTGGTGCACAGAATTTAAGTGAGATAGCGGATATAGAATACATACAGAAAAAATTATTAGCAGCATTAAGAGTACCTAAAGCTTTCTTAGGTTTTGAAGAAGTAGTGGGAG